CAAAGGGCCCCCCCGGTACTAATGCCGACTACAGTTGGTATTACGCCGCAGAAATGCCATCATCATAGGGAGGACACATTTCTTCATGCCGGACGTTACGCAATCACGCTCCCTGCCTGCTCCTTATGTCCCTTGGGTTCATAAGGATAAGCAAACAGGAGGTGTGTGGCTTGGCGCATACGGCGGTTATGCTGGTAATCAAACGACTACCAGCTTCCGGTCAACTAAACGTTCATTTACGGACGTCGTTGACAATGAAGAGGCTAGTCTTAGCGGTGAGGAACTGTATCGTCGTGTTGGTGGCGAGTATCGCACCCGCAACGACAATGGGCATGAATTTGAATCATTCAAACGATTCCAAGACATACCCCTTACATACAACCTCACGAGGGATTTTACGACCTCGATCGCTAGCTACACCGGAACACTTGCACCAGAGCTTATTGGCGATCCAGCCTGGTTTCCCAGGGCTGATTCTCCACCGCTCTATGTCAAGCATTCCGATGGTCAGCGGGCAATTGCCCAGACTTTGCCAACGAAAGCAGAAGCTAACCTTGCTGCCTTTCTGGGAGAACTCCGTGAGGGGTTCCCATCACTCGTTGGTTACTATACCTATCGTCAAGGTAGGTTTTCCACCAGCACAGCTGGCAAGGAATTCCTAAATTACGAGTTTGGTATACAGCCAACAAAGAGTGATATGCAGAAAATGGCACAAGCTGTGCTTAGCGTCGCTAAGACGATTAAGCAGATGAAGCGCGATAACGAGAAAGTTATTCGTCGTCGACTTCATCTTGGCTCCTACTCTCAAATTGTCGATGTAGGGCTACAAACACCAGGCCAGCTTCTCCCTTATCGGGGAGGTTTTGACCTGCAGCCCTACTTCTTCAATAGCACGGGTGTGGCAAAGGTGACAGACGATATTCGTTCTGAAGCCTGGTTTTCTGGCGCTTTTACTTACTTTCTTGCGCAGGCACATGATTTCCTGCACAAAATTGATGAGTATGAGCGCCTTGCCAATAAGCTTCTCGGAACCGACCTCACTCCTGAGGTCATCTGGCAGCTTACCCCGTGGTCCTGGTTGTTTGGTTGGTTTACTGATTTAAATTCGTTTTTCACGAATATCAGTTACCTTTCCAATGACGACCTTGTGCTGAGATACGGTTATGTCATGCACCACGTTAAAGTGGTCCGTGAACGCCGTGTCACCGGAATCGTTCCCCAGATCAAAACAACTGGGATTCCGCCTTCAACGGTGGTTTATACCACAAGTGAGTATAAATCACGTATCCGGAGCACGCCCTATGGGTTTGGCCTAAATGTGCAGAACTTAAGTCCTACACGTTGGGCCATCCTAGCCGCTCTTGGTTTCACCAAGAGTGACAGGGCACTGCGTTGATCTTACAAGATCAATCAGTGCTTCCGAACGCTCTACAGAGTGTTCGTCCTCCTAACTGCAAGGACACTGCTCATGTCGTTCGCTGACCCTCAGTCTGTTACGCCAACTGGTGGATCTGCCATTTCGCTTCCGCGAACTGGATCAGGTCCGACTTCCGGCACTTTCACAAGTGCCGATGGTCTCACGCAGCTCTCTGCTTCCCATACTTATGGAAAGCGGACGCGGCGTGCCATGAGGCTGACCAGTAGTAAGATCTCCGCAGACGCGTTAGTCCCTTCACAGAATACACGATCCTCACTCAGCGTAACGCTGATTGTGGATCATCCTGTGAATGGCTTCACGAATACGGAGATCAAAGCTCAGGTGGATGCCCTTGTGGGCCTCCTCCAAGCATCTTCTGGTTCTAAGGTCACCCAGCTTTTGGGTGGGGAGAACTAACAGACGTTCTTCTAGGCCTACGATCTGAGCTGAGGAACACTAACCCCAATTGAATTGAGGCAGTGTTGAAAAGCCTGATCGTGTTCCTGCGGTATGTGCTCATTGATTTGAGCACATGGTGCGGCACTAGCACCACTCTCGATCTCAAAACGATCGAGAGGCGCGCCAAACACGAAGGGTTATCATTTTTGACGATAACTCTCGCAAACTTTGGAAAGGACTTCCAAAAAAGTCTAGACCAAGGTTTTGTAGGCAACGACCAGTTTCCTGGTTTTTCCAGGACTGGCGGTCTCCCGAGATTTCTCTCAGGTTTCCTTTGCCATGTGTTTGACGCTTCTAGTGGTCGATTAATCGATACACCTTGTATTAACTGCATCCGCGCGATACGTCAGCTCTCGCTGATGTTCTCAAAGATGGAGATCGACTGTACACCCTTACGGGTTACAGCCGCAATACGTAGGTATATCGATTGTGAGTATGATGTGCGCCTTTCAGACCAGAAATTAATCTCTGAATCTGATCGACTCGAACGTTTCGCTCGGGTCGGGCGTATGCTTTGGGCAGAGTTCTTCTCTGCTGTAGACACGCGAATCTACCAAGATTCGGTCGTGCCAAAGCATGGACCAGGTTCTACCGCTGATAAGCTTCGCGGCAACGCGAAGTATAAGCAGCAAACCTGGACCCGTAGATTGGATGATGTCTTCCCGTATTGGGAGCACATCTTTCCAAATGAGCGCCCCCTTATTGAGGGCACTCACTACGTTCACATCATCGAACCTGGAGCAGAGATCCCCGTCAAGGTGATCACTGTTCCTAAAACGCTGAAGACCCCACGCATCATCGCCATTGAGCCTACTTGCATGCAGTACATGCAGCAAGGTATTCTCGCGGTGATGATGAAGCAAATGTCTCGCTCTGACAATGCCAGACATTTCGTGATGTCCGAATCCCAAGAGCCAAATCAACGGCTCGCGAGAGAGGGCTCCATTACTGGAGCTCTCGCCACACTGGATCTCAGTGAGGCTTCTGATCGGGTCTCCAATCAGCATGTACGACTCCTTCTTAGTAATCACAAATTCCTTCGGGAAGCTGTGGATGCTACAAGGAGTCGAAAGGCTGACGTTCCTGGCTTTGGCGTTCAACGCCTTGCCAAGTTTGCGTCTATGGGTTCAGCGCTATGCTTTCCTTTTGAAGCACTGGTGTTTTGCACCATTGTCTTCGTCGGGATTGAACGTGCGCTTAATCGACCCCTTACCATAAAAGATATTAAATCCTTTTATGGAAAGGTGCGCGTCTACGGGGATGATATTATTGTCCCCGTAGAATATGTGCTATCTGTCAATGAGGAACTCGAAGCTTTTGGGTTTCGAGTTAACCATGACAAGTCTTTCTGGACTGGAAAGTTCAGAGAGAGTTGTGGTAAGGACTACTATTTTGGTAAAGATGTTTCTGTTACCAAAATTCGTAGATTCCTCCCCATTGACATTCAGCAGGCCAAAGAGATTGTTTCGGCCGTTAGCTTACGGAATCACCTCGCTTTGCAAGGTTTCTCCGCAAGTGTTACGTACCTCGACCGCTTGATTTCGGAAATTATTCCGTTTCCTGCTGTCGAAGCCGGATCTCCTCTACTTGGTCGTCATGAGCCGTGGGCCATTGTGCCCACACGTCATGACACTGATTTACATCGTCCTCTTGTCAAGGGCGCGTATCTCAGTTCGAAGCTTCCTAAGAGTCATCTTAGTGGCTACGAGGCCTTGTTGAAGATCTTCTTGACACGAGGAGCAACACCCCTCGAAGATAGAGATCATCTTCGGTTTGCTGGGCGTCCTAGTTCCGCTCGCATCAAGACTAGGTGGTCTACGCCCTACGGGGCGTAGTGACGGTTATCCGTCAGTGGGAGAATCGCGGTAGGCGCATCTCTCAC